TTGATGCAGTAGAAGGTATGGATACACTAAAAGGTGCAACTACCTATGATAAAGATTTAATTGAGAGCACAAAGCATCATTGTGTTAAAGCGATTGAAAGAAAATTTAAATGAGAACATACGATAAGCGTATTGGTTTTTTGGTCAGTAGTCAAACATTGATACCACACGGTGGCATAGGTCAGTTCACTAAAAGTTTTTGTGAGTTAATGGATCAATACAACATAAAAGTTGATATCATCACTGACAAAGAACCTAGAGACAATGATTTTATTAAGTCATTGAAAGCAAACATTATTGCCCCATTAGAATCATTGCCATACACAAATCATAGCAATATCTTTATGTATGGTGATACTTTCTGTTATGAGCGTATGGCTAACTTTCGTAATGCGATTGTAGAAGCATTAGAACATAATTTATACGATGTGTTAGTCTGTAACACATACGAGACTATTCAAGTAGCAAGCACTATGGGACTTGAAGATGTGATTCAAATCATTGGTTATACTCATTTAGAAAGTCAAATCTTTAATTGGACAAAGAATCCTTTCTTAAAGAATACTAACGAAATGATGCGACTACAATTACAGATAGGTTCGTTATATGTAGGTACACAAAGTAAGTTCAATCAACTTGAATTAGAAGATAGAATTCAATTAAACAATGTTTGTCATCTACCTATCCCGATCACTGAAAGAGATTTACTAACCGAGTATACAGGTGAGCGTGAGGGCATTTTGTTCGTTGGTCGTTGGGAAGAAGGTAAGAATCCTGAGTTGTTTATTGAATTAATTGAACAGACTAAACTGCCAGCAAAGGTAATGACTAGTCCAAACGGTGTTAAGAAGTTTGAAGAACGATTGAGTAAGTTGGGTGTGAAATATGATGTCCGTGCGAGTATAATTGGTCAAGAGAAGGTTGATTTTATTAAATCAAGTCGCATTGCTTTCAATCCTAGTACAGTTGAAAGTTATGGTATGGCTTTCTATGAGCAACATATTCAATTACCTACTTTAGTGTTAAATGACCAACGATGGACTGAAAACTTTAATAGTGATTATTTTTATGGTTGTACTAAGAATGACATGGCTAAAAGAGCTAAAGACTTATATGATAGTTTTGAGAATTCAAGCACATGGTACTTGTTAGGTTCATTGGAACATGCTCAGAAACAAGAAGCCAAAGTGTTTCACAAATGGAACGAGTGCTTCAATATGTTCACAACCAAACCATCAAATAACAATACAGCAAAAATCTGTGATGAGACAACTATTAGACTACAAGACTATATCAGAAATTTGGGTCGCAAGATAATTTGCATAGATGATATTCGCAGTGTGTTGACTAACAAACATAAGTTTAGAGTTATCTATACAGATGATGACACTTACTTAACAAAAGATCCTAGTTTTGAACCAGTAGAGGAGACTACAGGTGCAAGCCTGTTTTCATTTGAATGAAGAAAATATTAATCACAGGTAACTCAGGTTATATTGGTAGTCACTTATCTAAGTTATTAGATGGGGAGTATGAGTTGTATGGTATGGATTTGAAGAATCCACAACATCCAGTAACTAAGCATTTCAAGCACGATATTCGTCAGAACATTCCTGCAAGCAATATAGAGTTTGATACAGTAATTCATTTAGCCGCATTAGTAAATGTAGGTGAAAGTGAAAAGATGCCTACTGATTATTACATGACAAACTTTTGCGGCACATTGAATATAATGAATACTGTAAAATTTAAGAACTTTGTATTTGCTAGTACAGGTGCTGCCGAAGGTTGTGCTAGTGCGTATGGTACGAGTAAGAAAGCCGCAGAAGATTGTGTTAGAGAATGGTGTACTTACAAAAAAGTACCATATACTACATTCAGATTCTATAATGTTATTGGTACTGACGGATTCAAACCTACTAACCCTGATGGATTGATGAGTAATTTGATTAAAGCGATTGACACCGGTACATTTACTATTCACGGTACTGACTATGATATAAGCGAAGATGGTACATGCGTTAGAGACTATGTCCATGTCATGGAAATATGTGATGCATTGAGAACAGCTATTGAGAAACCTAGCAACAAGATTGAATGTTTGGGTCATGGTGTAGGTTACACAGTAAAAGAAATGGTTGACTTATTTTGTAGAGTAAATGATGTAGACTTTAGTATTACTTCTGGGCCTCGTAGACAAGGAGACCTTCCGGTTAGCGTACTAGAAGATGTTAGCCCTTACATGAGGACTATATATTCAATCAACGATTTGTTGAGGATTGACAATATTTCATAATAGTAGTATAATATGCACATGACTAATAATATCAAACGCATCGGCTTTGCTTGCAAATGGGCAGAGATTAACAAAAAAGGTGAGATTGCTAGTGCTGAGGGACTCAACACAGGCGGTACCACTATGGCATGGGCAAAGCGCAATAATCGTTCTATGGTAGAAGAAAAGATTATAGATGTTGCTAAGAAGAATATTCTTAACACACATGCGTTGATTAAGAAGGTTGCAACATTACCACAAGAATTGCGTATGTTGCGTGTAACCAGTGACATGTTATCCTTTTACACACATGAAGATTACACAGATTTTTGGCAAAGTCAAAACACACAAGATTTGCTTGCTAAGTGGTTTGCTCCATTAGGTGAGACTGCACGACAAAACAATATCCGTCTAAGTTTTCACCCTGACCAATTTGTAGTTTTAGCAAGTGACCGTGAAGAAGTAGTAAATAAATCTATTGAGGAGTTTGAATATCATGTCGATATGGCTAAGTGGATGGGATACGGCGGAAAATTTCAGGATATTAAGATTAATGTCCACATCTCAGGGCGTAAGGGCCCGCAAGGCATTAGAGATGTATACGGGCGTTTGTCGCCCGAGGCTCGCAACTCGCTAACATTGGAGAACGAGGAGTATACACATGGTCTCGATGATTGTCTCAGTCTTTCTGATTTGGTTCCTACTGTGCTTGACATACATCATCATTGGGTTCGTGAAGGGGTATACATTGACCCAACTAGTGATAGCGTTAAGAGAGTGGTTGATAGTTGGCGCGGTAATCGCCCTACTATGCATTACAGCGTTAGCCGTGAAGATGTACTTGTCGGTCATGCCTCTAACAGTAGCCCAGTCATGGAGTCTTTGCTTCTAGAGGGTTACAGTAAACAAAAATTACGAGCACATTCTGACTATTATTGGAACGATTCAGTTAACAATTGGGCATTGACATTCTTAGATAATTTTGATATAATGTGCGAATCAAAGGCTAAAAACTTAGCCAGCATGAAATTATATGAGAAAGCAAAAAAAGATGGGATTATTTGACAAACTAAAAAATGCTTTTAAAAAGCCTGAACCTGAGAAGGTAATAAAGGATAAAAAGCCGAAAGAGAAAAAGCCTGAGTTATCTGAAAAAGAGAAAGCAACATTAGCAGGTGAACCCTATGTTGCAATTTTAAGTGTAGAGATTGATCCCAACAATGTTAATTCAGGTTCTTTCGAATTAGATTGGAATGATTTGTTTATAGCAAAACTTATCAAAGCAGGATACATGAAAAAGAAAGAAGATACAGACCAAGATATCATTGATAGATGGTATCAACAAGTATGTAGGAATGTAGCATTAGAAATGTATGAACAGCAACAAGCTGATCCTGATAATCGTGAATTTCGTAATGTAAGAACAAAAGATTTGGGCAACGGAAGAACAGAGGTAAGTTAATGGAAGTTAAATTCAGACCAAGATTTCTACATGAAATGGTAGAAGACCTTTACACCGATAAAGCAATTTCAAACCATAAACTTCAAGAAATTCTTGATGATCCCAATAGTAGAGGAACCTTTTGGGAAAAGGTTTTAGAAAAATACATGGATCATACTAAACGATTAAAAGCGTATGCTTGGCATATGGATTTTGATGATGGTTCAGATGCAAAGTTTGCTATAGCCTCTACTACAACAGGCACGAACGGATCAAAACAAGCAACAATTAACTATGAAAATAAGACCGGCCCATTAAGAGTTTGTTTGGTGTATGTTGGTGCAGGGTTTAAATACCATAGATTATTCTTTATGAAGATTCCATATGAGTACTATAGCCAATTGAATAATGGGAACTCGCCCATAAAAATTACATTCTCTAATTTTCAACCAATCGGTGAGATTTGGGAAAAATATCAATGTAAATGGGAAGATGTTATTGCCCCTATAACGACGGTTGACAAAAATGAAAAAGTAGTGTATACTGATGAATATCAATACTTACTTGAAAGCCTAGAGGCATGAAATACGCACTTATAGACACAGCTAACACATTCTTCCGTGCCCGTCATATCGCAAGTCGCGGTACTGACACGTGGGGTAAAATAGGAATGGCTCTTCACTTAACACTAGCAAGTACAAATATGGTCGTGCGAAATCACAATATCGACCACGTTGTATTTTTGTTAGAAGGTAAATCTTGGCGTAAGTCAATCTATCCGCAATACAAGGCACACCGTGCTGTTGCGGTTCAGGCGTTGTCTGAGGCAGAAAAAGAAGAAAACGATATGTTTTGGGAAACGTACGATACCTTCACAACCTATCTTAAAGAAAAAACCAACTGTACAGTTTTGCGTCATCCTGAAGCAGAGGCTGATGACTTGATTGCACGATTTATAGACTTACACCCAAATGACTCGCATATTATTGTTAGTAGTGATTCCGACTACCTTCAGCTTATTAGTGACACCGTACATCAATACAACGGAGTTACTAACGAACTTATTACACTTGAGGGATACTTCAAGGATAATGGTAAACAAGTATTAAACAAGGACAAGACACCCAAGTTACTTGAGGCTGCCCCTGACTATTTGCTCTTTAAGAAAATCATTCGTGGTGACGCTGGTGACAATGTGTTTTCAGCATACCCAGGTGTGCGTGAGAAAGGTACTAAAAACTCAGTAGGTATCATGGAAGCGTTCCAAGATAAAACTGCTATGGGTTTTAATTGGAATAACTTCATGCTACAACGCTGGGTAGATCATGACGGTGTCGAACATCGTGTTAAGGACAAATATGAACTTAACAAAACACTTATCGACCTCAGGGCTCAGCCTCAGGACATTAAGGATAAGGTTGATGCTTCAATCAAGGAAGGTGTAAGAGTAAATACTACTCCTCAAGTTGGTATTCATTTTATGAAATTTTGTGGCAAATATGAACTTACGAAAATCTCCGAGCAAGCTACGGCTTATAGTGCGTGGCTTAATAATCCGTATAAAGGTGAACTTCATGTCAAAGATACTGCCTAATCAAGTTTACGCAGGTATCTTTGAAATATTAAAGAACCAAAGGTTATATTACCATAGTGCAGTGGGTGCTCACTACTGCCATCTTACCGAAGAAGGTAAAGAGGCTGTAGTTAAGTGGGTAGAATTAATGGCTCCGGGTATGCATCAGTTAGAAAAAGAAGAACTTGATGCCCGTGCCAAAAAGATGATGTGGGACGAGTTAAAGAAATGAAATCAATCACACTTAACCGCAAACAAGTTCAAGATTTGATTAATATTGTAGCACATTTTAGAGAAGTGGAAGAATTTACCATTGAGCAGGATAACTCAAGTGGTATCGGCCCTACTATCAAAGTAAAATGTGAATTGTTTAATAAGCCGACAATTGTGGATATTACTGATGTGGAAAGTTGGTAATGTTTAAAGTTTCCAAAACTAAAATCAAAACTATCAAACGTGATGATAGGATGTTCTATATCAAAGGTCATATTACAATGACACCTAGAGCAGGCTTTGAAATTTCAAAACAATGTCCTCGTGAATATGGATTGATTTTAACCGAATGTATTGACAGGGGTTGGCTACAACCTGTAGCATATATGCGTGATGATGAATATGTTTGGGAAAGTTTGAAAGAATGAAATTACTATATGATGACCTAAATCAAATCTATGTTTGGGTCGATGATATTAATGAAGATGATGAGTTAAGCCCTCACTTTGATTATGAGGAAGATGCCGAACAATGGTATAAAAGAATGAAGGACGAATTAAAGTGAAAGAAGTTTACTACAAAAAAGTTGGGCGTAAGTATGTCCCTGTATCAGAATATGATAGTTTTTTGATGAGTTCCTTACCTGAAGGTAATCACATGATTATGTGCTATCCAGGTGGCAGTTCTACTCGTCATAATATAAACCCAAATCATGCGGCTATGATTGCCGCTGGTCGTGTTGCGGAAGATGCAATTAGTCGTGTCATTATGAAGGCAACAGAATTACGCAGAAGTACTAATGGATGTAAGAAATTAACACCTGAACAAAAAGAAGCGTGGGAACAGTTAGTTAAAGTGTTCGGTGAAGATGCTAGACAGTTAGAGTGGCCCTCAGCACGTGAGGCGTGTCAACAAGCAGTAGAAGCTATGGTATTAGAAGCAGATAAACTAATGAATGTACCATCAGTCAAAAAAGCCTATGAGCATTTTTTGCTTGTAGCAGAACTAACAAAGGATCACAACAATGAATCTGAAAGCTAAACCAATTGTAAACAATCAATATTGGGTAGTCACTGATGGTGAGAAAAAGGTAGGCAATGTTATTGCTGAAGGTAGTGGATTCGATGTGAAGATCGGAAATAATATCGAACATTACAATAGTAAACAAGCAGTTAAGAAACATACCAATATCGAATTTGAGAAACTAGAAAAATCTCAACCATCTAACCCTACATTTGCTATCTATCCTACAACAAGTAACCGTGTATATAATAGTATATTTGATGTTAAGAGAAAACTACATGTCTTTACTAAGACACCCAAAAGTAAATGTTTTCATGTTGCGGGATGGTTCGCAATAAAGCAAGGTGAAGAATTCACTAGTATTTTTTGTCCTAAATACATTTTTGTTAAGAGATATGAATATATCGGGCCGTTTAAAACTGAACAGGAAGCAAATAGTAGTATAAATAAGCTATGAGCCAGATTAAGAAGTTTATTGACAAAATTGCATATCTTGAGGTAAGACAGTCACGAGAACTGATAATGCCATTAGCTGATGCTAAAGAATTGCGTGATGAATTACTTAAGATATTGTTAGACCAACGAGATAATAAAAGTAATGATGCCGAAGTAATCGAAGTGGTTATGCGAGGTAATAAATTTTAAATGAGCAGAACACAGCCTAAAGTCATTTTAGAAAAAGTAGATAAAGTCACTTACAAATGCGACCAAATTGTAGAGGCCGCAGGTATTTGGGCTGTGTTTTATGACGGGCAACCAATCAACTTAAAAAGTCAACACTACTTAGATAGTGAGACTGTTCCAAAATACAAAAAGACAAGTTTCAGTAATCCTGGACACGCACGAAATCTGTGCCGAAAACTTAACAAACAATTTATCACAGATAAATTTACAGTGGTGTTTATGAATAACGGCACTAAAGTTTATCCTGATGACTAAACTAACCTACAAAGAACAAATCACCAAGACTGTATTAGAACAGCTGGATGACAGTACTTTGACGTTTGAATATGCCATGAAGTCGTGGTGGCAAAATCCAAGACGTGATGGATCGATGAGATTAACTCAAATAGGCGACCTACAATTTCGCCATGCTAAATTAGAATATCACGACCATGACATATCAACAAAAGAAAAAAGTTTCTATAAGTTTGTCATGGAACTAAGTAAAAAAATTAAGTGCCCTTATTATATTGATGTAAAGCCCGGTGATAAGGGTCACAAACCGTACCTTCGTTTGTACGATGACCGTATCAGTATGATGTTAAATCTATATGGAGATTTAGACAGTTATTTAAAATCAGTGAGGACAAAATGACAGAAAAGAAAACAAGTTTTTTAGACGCTATCAAGGCAGCACAATCAGTTAAATCAAAGGTGCCGGCTGCAAAAGCAAAACTAATACAACAAGAAAAGTTACAGAAACAAAAACCTGGATCAAATAGACCCACAAAAAGGGCAGCAGGTAGAGGCGGATAAGTCAACTAAATATATGTGTAGTGCGTTATATATACACAAGGAGATTATTATGAAACATCTATTCGCAATCATATTAGCGGCTTTCAGTTTGACAGCTTTTGCTGCCGAACCTGCTAAAACAGAAGAAAAGCCAAAAACAGAAATGAAGTTAGCTAAGAAGAAGGCTGACAAAGACGCAGAAGCAAAGGCTAAGAAAGACGCTACCAAAAGTTCCGCGGATAAAAAAGCCGCTGACAAAAAAGCCGATACTAAGTCAAAATGATATAGACGATGAGGATTACAGTCCTCCTGGTCCGGACGAACTAGACCTTCAAAAAGGATATGGTCGCCCGAAACTCTCTGAACCTTTTATAGATGACAATGTTTCTGATTATGTAGCTATTCGGTTAGCAGTGATTAGAGCTAAAACTCTACAAAAATATAGAGAAGTATATTATAATAGTGACACATAGGCACTAAATACTATGTCAGTTACAGTTCTGTAAAAACTGAATTTAAACACATACACAGGAGAAAATTATGTTTAACACTTTCGCATTCCAAGGCGTAGACGCCATTCAATCAGCTAAGAAACAATTCGTTTCTACATTCGTTCAACATGACCAATTCAAAGATGCTTTGAACGGTTTCATTGACGCACAAGCTGCTTACACAAAAGACGCAATCACAGCTAGTTCAGTTGCTACAACTAAGGTTGTTGAGATCCTTACAGACCGCACTCCATATGTTGAGGCAGCTAAAAAGGTTCAAGCATGGTTTCCAATGACCAATTGCGCTACACCAAGTAAGAAGGCTAAGTAATATGTTCATCATCCTACTAATGCTAGGTTTAGCAGTAGCTGGGGTATGGGTTGCCCGTTCTCAAAGAACCTTAGGTTCTAGTTTAGAACAATACATCGTAGACAACAATCCACAACATACCGGCGATGTTGAACGATTAACTGTTGAATACAACATGAAAGTTAAAGAGGGAAGACTATGAAGAAATTCTTTTTAAGCCTTCTTGAAGCTATTCAAGCTGTAAAAATTGCTAAGGCAAAGCGCATCATCCGTGGCTCATGATTACAATTCAACACGGTAACATATACAAGATTAGCGACTATGCTAGACACTTGAAGAATCTGAATAACGAGGATCGTCATTCTCGCTTTGGTTATCATGCAAGCGACTATAACATAGACCAGCTAATCTTGAATATGTGCTATCATCCTAAAGACCACGAATTGTGGTATGCTAGAAATGATGAGCAACGAGTTGGATGGGGTCACATGGCCAAGAACAGTGATGGTACATGGGAACTTGCTGTATCAGTTGATAAAGAATTTCAACGACAAGGCATAGCAAATGATTTGATGGAAGAAATGCTTATATGGGCTAAGTTTCATCACATCAGCGAAGTTTACATGCATTGCATTGAGGATAATAGAATTATTCAACATCTTGCTAAAAAGCATGAGTTGAAAACTAAAGAACGAGGTGATGGTGAAAGAACGGCAGCTATTGAAGTTCCAGAGCCTAACTTTGTAGAATCGAACACACAGTTGTTCAAAGAGCAGGCTGAGATTATAGCAGAAATTGCTAGACTAAGAGCAAAACTCGCAAGTCTCTGGTTAAGTACATCTCACCAAATTGATTGACTATCAATCACAAAAAAGACATAATACACACACAGGAGAAAAACATGTCAGATAACACACCAAAACTACCAGAAGTAAAATTCAACAAAAACGGTTATGAGATTCGTGCTGATGTTTTAGCCATGGCTAAGGACATCGTAATGCAAGACTACAACATCAAGGTTGCAGGTTGGCAATTAACTGCTCAAAAAGATGAGAAAACTGGACAACTAGTTACAACAGTTGCTATGCCAGAGTTTCCTGGAATGGAAAAGATTTTAGAAACCGCAGAAAAGATGTACGGCTTCGTTAATCAAGCTAATCAGAAAAAGTAATACTTTAGTACTACTGTTTCATTTTTACAACAGCCCTGAAATTCAGGGCTTTTTCTTGCCCAAAACTTGACAATAAATCCGTTTGGGACTATAATACTTGTATTGATTGATTAAAGGAGCTCACATGTTCGTAGTCTACAACTTTTCTTACCCCAACTACAAACCCCGTTACTTTGAAACAGAGCGCGGTGCTCGTATTGCCCAGGGTCGCAATAACAAAAATCCTAAAAACTTTCAATGCGGTGTGTTGAGTCTCAAGGATTTCAATAACTTGTTCGGTGATAAAAAAGTATTAGTTAAGAACCTGATGACAGGTGTAATGGTCGAGATCCTCGAATCTGACAAAGGTACATGCAACGATCCTAGTCAGGAACGCTACTTTACAATGTAAGAAAACGGTTGACAATAAATCATTTTGGGTTTATAATATAGTCATATTCAGTTGATACAAGGAGTTAAAAATGGGTCTCGAAAAAGATGTTCTCAATAAAGTTGCTAATGTTCTTGGTACTGATAACCAAGCATGTTTTCAATACGGTACTTTGTTTGTCGAATGTGACGAATCACAAGCCCGCAAAATCTTTCACAAACTGAGCAAAGATTTTGGTATCGGTAAGATTCAAATTTCTAAGTCTGACCTTTCTCCCGAGTACGCATACGATTTTGTTTAAGGATTTAACATGTCTCTTACACCTCTCACAGAACGCCAAAAGTCATTGATTGTTTCTAATGTCGTTAAGGCATGCAAAGATATCAACGCCCTGAACAAGACAGGTTACAAGTTTATTAGCCTTGCATCAGGCTTCATTGCTCACTATGACCTGTATGGTTTCATTGACTTCTATTCACATTCGGTGTCATTGCGTAATGATATCATCGGCTTTGCGAATTCTAATCAGTGGAAAAACTTTCGCCCAGGTGAGCGTGACTACGAATACTACATGAGCAAGGCTGATGTTTACAATCGTATTCTTAAGGAAATTGTGTGATGAACAAACGAATTCGAGAACTTGCGTTTCAGGCAATGTCTATCAACCAAAAAGTCAGTGATGATTCTTTCTTTGTTGAAGTTTCAAAACTGAATGAGTTCGAAAAGTTTGCCGAGTTGATTGTGAAAGAATGTGGTCAATATCTTAACTCTCCTGAGTTTATCGGACGCAGTGACTTAGATTGGGCAATGGTATTGAATGAACATTTCGGAGTTGAAGAATGATTGAATTTTTAAT